CTGGCCGGCCACCTGGCTGAGGGCCTCCGCCCCCTAGTAGGTGCGCCAGTCCGCCGATAAAACTAATTGACGATTGCTGACCGGTTGGATCGGCGGTTTTGATTTTTCCAGATTTGTTCCTTTGCGCCGATTGCAGCCCAAGTGAGCCAGCTGGAGATTCTCGATCGAGGACGGGTGGCCTCCTTTTGAAAGAGGGATTATGTGATCAATCGACGGAGACATCGGGTCAGGCGGCTTGAGACTGAAGTCAACCGGACGACCACAGATTGCGCAGTGGGTCTGCGTCGCATAGATGATCTTCCGGTTTCTTTCGAAGGCCGTCTTGTGTTTTCCATCGTGATCCGGCCGATAGGGCGGCGGTTTTATAAGGACCCCTCCTTGTCGTGGTCAGCGTCGGGCGTATTGCTTGACCAGTTCCCGGTCTCGCCAGTCCGGCGTGTATGCGTAGTGGATGATCTTCGGCCAATCCGTCCACGCGGAGAACCTAGAGCAGTTATACTCGGATCCGAGCGTCAGGAGGCCGGGATAGCAGCATTCGTTGATACAGTCTTGCTCCAGCCATTGCAGCCAGGTCGAGTTGAGCATCTTGATCATCCGATCGTCGATGTGATCTTCCCGGATCTTATCCAGGTTAAAGAACATCATGCCGGCATTGATATACGGACGCTGGAGACGCGCGGTGATGTTCAGCTCGGGAACGCCGGCCACATAGTGCTGGTTCATGTTGAGATCCCAGAGCTCTGTGATGTCTCGAGTGATGATCGTGTCGGCGTCGAGTGACAGGATCCGGTCGAGGTCGGGGAACAGCTTGGCCAGCGCCACCCGGACCAGACAGATATAGGCGTACTCGTTCCGGTAATTCGGAAATCCCTCCGCGAACCATGGCTGCGTCGATACGTTAATGGTCCGGACGTTCTCTGGTAACTCAAACGGAAACTGATCATCCTGGATCATCAGGACGATCTCGTCCACGCCGGCGTTCTGGATGGCAGAATTAACCGCCGAGAAAACGTCAACATAGAATGCCCGAGATGCCGGATATACGATAACCTTCTTCACTAAAAGTGCCCCGCTCTCCCACCACAGCGATATTAAAGGGCCGCTCCCACCCAACCTTGGCGCGATGTCCCGCTAAATACAAGAAGGACCGGAAGCACCGGCCCTTCAAGAAAAAGAGGAACTCGCGTTGAGCCCACGGCGCGTCCTTACAACTTCGGATCGCACCAGGTACTCAATAACTCATGCTAGCACTATAACACGGATCTAACTGACATTTACTGCCAACTTGACAAGAGCAGCTGCGTGGATCCGGAAGACCTGGCGGTCAGAGTAGTGCATCCGGCGCTGGATCTTGTGCCAACCGTAACCCTCGATATACCGCATGAACATGATCCGGTATTCCTCCGGGCCGAGGATCTGGAGCTCGATCTCCAGCTGCTGCCCTTTGATCTCGATCTCCGTCCGGATCTCCGTCCACCGCCGCTGGAGGTCGTCAAGCCTGGCGACATACTCGGCCATCTGATCCTTCCAGGCCGGCGCGTGCGGCATCCCGGAGAGCGGTGCCGAGTATCGTTCTGCTGAGCTCCTGAGACGGTCGATGTGCTCTTCGATCGTCCGGCACGCAGTGTGCAGCCGTCGGAGCTCAGTCAGGTCTGCTTTGGTCATGTCATCACCTTCCTCCCGCACCAGGTGCAGTATTCCGGGAATGGTAATTGGTTGTAGTGCAGCTCGCGGACCTTAAAGCCGTTGCCCTTTCCGCAGTACGGGCAGTAGATCCGGCCACAGGCATCGTGCTGAAGGACGTTCCATTGTTTTGGGACAAACACACCTTTCGGCAGTTTAAGTTTCTCATCTCCGGTCTCGAGGTATTCCGAGGTTGTCCCTAGGACGATGGCCAGCTTCTGGAGGTTCTCTTCGCACGGCGTGCATTTGTTGTTTTCATAAAGCTGGATCGACACGCGGTGGATCCCGACCATGCTACCGAGATCCTTCTGTGTTAAGTTCAGCGCGAGCCGGAGATCTGTGATCCGTTTGCCCATGCCTTCGCGGTCATTGTGGCACGTATTCGGTTTTCCTCTGACTCTGCTCATGGCCGTTCCCTCGCTAGCGTGTCGATAATGGCTTGGTGGGCTTTGGCGTAGCCGGCTTTGTAGGCTTTCGATAATCCGTCATCATCTGCTTTGCTGACCGCCATCTCGCGGAGAGTTTCAAGGCCGATCGTATGGAAATTGTGATCGCGGCAGAACTGCTCGACTTCACTGAGGATTATGACTTTCATTTTGCTCATTCTGTTGCCCTCTCACCATAAGAACAAAACCCATCTGGGCCTGGAATTATCAACCCAAATCGGCATATCCACACATCGTGTTCCAGATACCTATGCCTACATTCTCTGCACCGTACAACAAGAACAACATCTGCTGTAGGTTCTTCATCAATCAATCCGATGATGTACGATTTGTCATATGTATCCGAAAATCCGTTATAACAATCAGGTAACTCTTCAATAGACTTCTTCAGATGATCCACTTCTATATATCTGCTCATTCCGTCACCTTCTTTGCTTTAATTGTCCAACTGGAATACCCTGCATCTGATGCGTTATATTCAAAAATGGTTCCATCCGTAAAAGTGATCTTTACTTCAAATCCATCAACCTTAATTGACTTAATTTTCTTTCCGATTAACACATTAGCCATATTCCTGCTCATTCCGTCACCTCGTCCATTTGCGTCCCACAATTCGGGCAAAATTTATGCTTGAATGCTGTTATTTCATGACAAACCGAGCAGTAAAATGTAAAAGGTCTTACCCCGCATGATTGATGGTCAGCATATAATTTTGCCCAATGCCCATGCCTGACTTTCTGAAACAGCACCTTATTTCCCTTCGGAGTGCAGAACTCGATTGCGTTCGTCTTTTCAAACTCGACGTCGGTGATCTGATCCCGCTCTTCCAGACCCGCATCGGTATAAGCTGTCAGAGTACTCTTTCTGAAATTACTTATCATGCTCATCGTCCACAACCTCCTTCCTGAGATAAATCACTGCCCCGCAGTCCTCACCGTGCTCTCCGAAGAAGCATTTCTCACAGTGGCTCCCGGTCAGATAACAGAGCAGGTCGGCCAGCTGGGCGTTGTCCATTGATCGGATCTGATCTGCCTTTGTCACCATCCTCGCCACCCTTCTGTGTACCATTTGTTCGGATAATTCTTAATGTTCTTTGTCTTGATCTGGAAATACTCGGATCGGTCCATGTATTCCAGAACCTTCTTCCGGCCACTCTGCACGACCGTGCACTCTAGGAGTGTATGATTCCCGCGCCGGTCGTATCCGTTCAAAGTTACTTTAGATCCAACCGGAAGGTCCTTTACCTGATCTATCGTGAGCAGTGCGTTTCTCGGTTCAAAATCCATACTTAACAACCTCCTAATAGTTGAACGATTTTTGCTCCAATCTGGTCATGTCTGGCAAACTCCCACCGGACTCCGTACACCTCGCTCATCCTTTTCATGATCCCCATTATGTTTGATGATGAAGCCGGCGGTCTTCCTTTACTTCCTTTTGCAACCCACTGAAAATACCTTGGGTTCTGCCAGAGATAAACCATATCAATGTCTTTTATGTGCGGGTCTTCGATCAGGACGATCAGCTGGATGTCTGCCTCTCTTGCTCTGATCAGTTCCTCTCTGAATCTGATGTGCTGCTGGATCAAGTTTCCGTAGATCTCCTGCATATCCTTTTTCCTGTCGACACAGGTCGACTGATCATGCAGCAGCGTATAGTCTCCAACGTACAACTTGCTCCGGATCCATTTGATTCCGTTCTGATCGAACCAGTTCGTAACGTGTGCGTCTTTCTGCTCTCTGGTGTCGCAGCAGATTATCATCTGATTTATCTCACCTCTTTCTCCGTGTTCAGAAGTTCAGAAAAGTTCAGGTGGATTCCATATAACCCTTAAATAACAACGTGTTTAACAAAAAAAATGTTTTTTGTCTCTTATTGCGAGTATTGTTGGAAAAATTACTGAACTTTCTGAACAACTATCAAAAAACTCAATAACTACAAGCGTTTCAGAGGTTCAGTGTTTTGTTCAGAAGTTCAGAGTTTTTACCCTTATTTTTCTGAACAAGCAGCTATTTGGGGTCAGGTTCGTTTAGAATTTCGATAGAATACGGCCTCTCTCCGGCGAACGTATAATGGCGGCAAGTCGTTTCACCTTTTGAACCTAACACGATGAGTCCCCTGGCTCTTAACCACTCTTTGAGCGCTTTGCCGTTGAATCCGTTTTCGCTCATAACCTTGACGAAAACAGAATTGATAATGATCGTCGATCTTCCGGTTGAGCGTCCGTAAACATCTCCGGAAGATGCCGATATTCCGTGCGGATCCTGGAAGCGTTGTGAGTTCTGAGCAATCCAGTCCACAAGAAAGGCATACGCGCGCTGGTTAATGTCGACCGTTTCGGACTTTTTCATAAATCCAATAATGTCGTCCCAGGTAAGGCAGTTTCCGGGCTCATAATCGTGGAAGATATACCCGCTGACGGCTATATCGGTTGCGAACAGGACCGCACCGGCCATTGCTTGTTTTCCGGTGATCCCTTGATCCAGGAAATACTGATATGCGCTTGAATATGCGACCTTCATCCGCTCGATAATGCTGTCATCGTTCCGATCAATAATGTCGATCCATTCTCTGCCGGCGTGGCCATAGTTTTCTCTGACGATCTCGGCCGTCAAGTGCCCATCTTCGATTATTGGATTCCCGGATTCCGTCTCAATCTCAAATGCTCGGTTATGCGCTCCGGCTCCATCGTTTTCCTGCACTATCGGAGTCTCCCCCGATGAAATAAAGCACAGACGCCAGGATGCCGTGTAAGCGACGCCGTCCTTAGTCCCTCTTGTCCTGCCGGTCCCCTGGGTGAGCTCATATATCTTCGTAGACAAATCGATCCCGCCTTTTCGCTTGGCAAGCTGAGTTTCATCGATAATCATTGGAAGATTTCCGAAGAACGCCGCGTATCGTTCAAGGCCGACAGACGTGCTATTGAACGTCTGGATATATACTCCAGGATTCGGATCTGCCCATACTGATGCAGCAGCCATTAAAGCCACGGTTTTTCCTGTCCCAGATTCGACTCCCCAGAGATGGACAAAGAATGACAGATCTCCGAGTTTCTCCAGGATGACCGAAGCAAACGACGCATCAATCACAAGCCTGGCTCCCAGTTTTGCCTTATTGACCGGATTGTCGTATTTGTCGCGGACGATCTTGCGGATCTCGCGAACGTGATCCCGCCAGACCTCGTAATCGCCATTCGACTTGACGGCGTTAAAGATCTTCCGATAAGCATTTTCTCCATCAAACACGAGCCCCTTGTAATATGGAGAAAAACCGTAGTCCTTGATGTAACCCAGCCGGCTGATAGACTCAACAGTCTCGATCTGGTCCTGTCCGTATGCCAGGCACTCATAGAAATAGTTCACCAAGAACCTTGCAGTGTCAGATATGACGTTCACGCCAGATTTAGACAGTTCGACTATCTTCATGTTTGAAGCGATCACGTTCCTGTCAACGATGATTGATTGATATTTGCCTTTTGTGGATTTTTTGAAATAGATTTCAACCTTTTCGTCACCGGTATCCACGTTTTTAAGGATACGGACCGGCAAAATCGGATGAGGACAGGCGACGATTACTTGCTCTTTAGGCCCGATCTGGTAGACATAACCCCTGTCTGTTTTCCAGTGGCCACAGCAGACACTGGCAGGATCGTCGGGCCCGAATTGCGTCATGCTTATCTCGTTGTTCGTGACTACTTCGACGCCGTTTTTCTTCTCGTCCTTCTTTTGCTGCTCCTTCCAGTTCGCCAGTTCAGATTTCAGCATTTCGTCGAATGTTTTTGCTGAAACATTTACCATAGATTTCGCATATTTTTTAAGGACGTTCTTAGCCTTAACGAACCTGGAATCTTTTGGATCTGTCCCGTAGAGAGAAAACAGCGCTAAGTATGGCGTCGACTCTGATTCAAATTGCTTTGCGTCAAAGTTGAAATCCTTAAGTATTTCTTTCGCAGTCCATACCGGTTGCTGATCTTGCTTGTCACTTTTCATAGTTACAGATCTCCTCGTACAAGAAATCCAGCTCCCAATCGAGGCCAGGCAGTCTGTTCGCAGCTGCATCCCACTCGTCCGACTCTTTCTGAGCTTCGTATAGCGTCTTCATGATCCGGATCCGCTCTGCACACCGCTTTGCATATCGTGATTTAAGAGAGGAAATCTTGTTTTCCCTCTCTTTCTTTTCTTTATTCCTGATTGCTAAAGCGCTGCTGAATTCGAAATCGTTCACATCGTCAGCCACACTGATCCCGCCAATTTTGCCGGCAACAATGGCTGCATCTTTGTTTGAAAGGCCTTCATAACGTGCGATAAAGTTAATCTGATCCCCGCCGGCACCACATACAAAGCAATAGAACCCATCGCGGTAAATGTGCAAACTTGGATGCCGATCAGGATGAAAGGGGCAAAGAGCAACTCTGCCCCTGTTCATCTGTATGCCGTAATGATTGAGAACCTCTTCCATTGGTACGGCTCTTTTGATTTGATCAAAATCAATCTTTTTCATTAGAACGGGATCTCATCAGGATCGATTGATTCCATCTGCTCAAAAGAAGGAATGCCATTCATGGATCCAGTCTGGTGAATGTTCGACTCCGGCCCGATATAGGTTGTGCTCTTGTCGGAATCGAGCTTCTTGATCTTCGGGATTTTGAAATTGCCACTGTGAATAGTTTCAACAGAGCAGAAGATCTGAGGCTTTACAACGGTATGGACCTCTCCGTCCTGTCCGATGTATTCTTCTTCGCCGAACAGCACTCCAACGGACTTCCCTTTCAGCTTGGCCTCATCCCAATCCCAGACATATCTGTCATTGGATTCCTCGACAGAAGTGATAAATCCCTTGAACATCCCGATTGCGGTGCTCTTGTAGGAAGCAATCCGTGTGCATGGCCACTTGCGGCCGAACCGGACATACATATCGGCGAAGTAATTCTTAAACTCGCCTTCATCAATATCGAGATCGATCCTCAGATACTCCTTGTCAGGAACATCCTCGGCCAGCCGGATCCGGCAGACATATCCACCAGGAACAATCCTGCGGGAAGACCCATCTGAAGGCTTAACATTATTCCAATCAATTCCACTCGGTTTCTGCATCGTTATTTATCTCCTTTTTCTAATTTTTTTGTTTTCTCTGAAGACTCAGGCTTATCATGGAACCCATAAAATGACCGGATTGTATCGTCGACCATCTTTAAGTCGTTATCGATCTCTTTCTCCGGGAACATTCCGATCGGGCTCTTTGCAACATCAGACCCAGATGTCTGAGTGAGGAACTTATGTTCCCCATCTTCGCAGACGCATCTGAGACAGATCGTAAACAGGCCGGCGACATCAACCTTTTCAGAAAGCATCTTCCCGATTGTCTTCGGAGTAATATCTCCGTAATCGTTCTTATCTTCGTGCATGATGAAGTAAACGATCTTGTCCTGAGGCAGCTGGTCAATGCTTCTGATCAGGTAATAGAACTCATCAGCGATTGAGTTGAAAAGCTCGAACACCTGATTGCCTTTTGCTCCGGTCGAATGCCCTCTCATGAACATATCCGTGATCAGGTATCCAGCGTCATCAATCACGATGGATTTCGCAGTCGATGCCATGAGCAGCCGTTTTATGTCGTTATAGTTTGTGCATTGAATCGTTTTGAGATTGTTCCGGAATGGGAGCGGTTTCCCGATCACATTGATGACCCCTACATCGTCAGGATCAAAGTTCCTGAGTGAAGTACTTTTCCCACTCCCGGATTTGCCAATGATTAAAACTCCAAGGCCCATCTAAAGCACCTCCTCACTTGATCTGGAGATTGTTGTTCTCAACCAGCACGCAGCCACGCACTTCGAATCCGGCCTTCAGATCTTCCTTGATCTTCGTCTTGTTGGCTTCCGGAAGTTTGTAGAGCAGGTAGTTCTCCGAACGCGGATCCCGCTGCAGCTCATCCATGTCAACTTCGACCTTGGTCGACTTACGCCAGGACACCGCGCACCGTGCGCTGGAATACTTCTCCCCGATGCCCATGAACCTACTTAAGTAGGTCTTGAGGTTCTCGGCCTTGTTCTCCATCACCCGCCGGCGATCAGCCAGGGACTTTTCTTCTTCCCGGATAGCAGCTGCGTCTGCCGTCAAGTCTTTGATCCAGCACGCGATATTCTCAATTTTTTGAGTGCGTTCCATCTGGAGAGCCTCAAAAGCGTCAACGTCAGCCAGCTCGCCGGTCTCCGGATCAAAACAGGCCATGATGGATTCTGCGATTTCATAAAGTGTCATTGCGGTAATCTCCTTTCATGGCGCGAGCCAGATCCCATAGTGCATCCACAACGTGGACAGCTTTTTCGACTGCGGCGTTGAAGTCATCCCTGGCCGTACACTCAATAAGGTTAATCAGATCGAGCTCGGCTCCCTTCCTGACGAAGAGACTGAGATTGAGTTGCATATTGTCGCCAAATTCAGCCTTGAGATAATATTTGTGGTCGTATTGATCCAGCCCCTGATTGGCGTAAGCGTTCCACTCGCGGACTTTTGTGACAAATCGTCCAACAGATGTGCTAAAATAAGATTCGAGAATTGTTCTCTCATCTGCGCCCTGGGCGGTGGTTGCGACATTGTCCGGGGCCTCCTCTTTATTGAGGACATTTTCTTCGATACCGGAGAAGAACTCCTCCAGATCCTGCTGAGTAACTTTTGTAGTAGACATTGAATTTTCACCTCACATTTAAATATTTTGTTTTCCAGTCCTTGAAAGTGATTGGCAGATCGGTCAATTCTTCACCTCCGTACCCGATCGCGATTATTGTTCCGAATAATGGAATCCCTTTGACCGTGCAGTTGTACTGGGGGTTATTTTTGATCCTCCCCTCCTCGTCCACGATCAACATTACGTCCTGGTCGAGTTTCACCATTTCGATGTAACCTTCGACAGTTTTCTGGAGCGCTTCCAGACGGGTGCTAATGTTTGTCATGTGTCCGTATTCTTCGTCAGGACGCTTAATGATTGCTCGAGTCATCGACATTTTTATCCCTCCACGCGGTAAATTGTGACCCAGTTGACGTCTTGAAACGTCAAGATCCCGCTGCCGCATTCTCTGGTCATATAGATGGCCAGTGTCATTGCTGTTGGCAGTCCCTGGTAAAATCCATCAGCCTGAGATCGCACTTTGTTGAGATTTTCTCTTGCGATCACGCGATTTCTGTCGGAGATCTTGCCTCGGTTGAACTCTCCCTTCTGCTTACAGACGGCCACCAGGTCGCTCGGGAATGGACTGCCGTACTGTGACCGGTTCCAGATCAGCTGGGTGATCATCAGTTTTTCCTGCGAGGTCCTCGGACCGTTCGCACCGGTTTCAGCCCAATAGACGGATGCCACCGCGTCGATCGCTTCCGTATCCCATTCATACTCTTGAACCGGTGACAGCTTTGGAGTAGGCGGGTCATAGATCACCTGGTGCTCTACCGGCTCGATATAAACGATCGCGACCGGTTCGTCATCATAGTCGGCCAGGACGGCAACAGGGAGCATCAGTGCAGCCATTGCGATCACGATCAACTTTCTCATGCCTTCTCCTCCATCAGCCGTCTGCGTTCCTTCTCAGAAACGCTCAGCAGATCTTCCATGCGCTCCAGACGCTGTTCCATGATGACCAGCCGGGCCTGTTGGCTCGCGATCGTGCCGTCCCGGTCCTTAAGCAGCTCCGTCCAGTGGGTGCGCTCAGTATCTGCCCTGCGCTGGATCCTCTCGACATTGGCGTCGCGGATCACACGGCGTTCTTCCCTCTTGTTCGTCAGCCAGGCACTGGCTGCGTGGGCGCTGAACGTCCCACCGATGACCACGATAATGAATTGCATCACGATGGCAGCGAGCATCAGCTTGTCGGTTACTGTGTAAGACATTGTTCTCTCCTCTCTGTCGTTTCAGTTCTCGCCGATCCACTTGAGGAACGGCTTACGCGGGATCTTCACTCTTGAACCGACCACGGTGACTGGGAATCCGAGTTTAGCTTGGTCAGTTTTTGCCATGTCCCTGATCGTCTGGGCATCCGACCCCAGGACAGTTGCGATGTCATTCGGGGTCAGGAAGATCTCTTTCGATGCTTTGATTTCAGCGAGCGTCATTTTCTTCACCTCCTCAAATGTACGCTCTTAAGATACATTTTTCGCAAAAAAAATTTCGTCGATTTCGTCTGGGCTCAGATCATAGCGCTGCTTCATTGCCTGGATCTCTCCTTGGGTGAACTCAGCGCCGCCGGTTTCATTCAGCTTAGCATTAAATCTGCTTAGCGACAGTCCGACTACATTGGCCAGTTTTTCTTGAGTGTCACCGTTCCGGCGCATGATTTCGACGAGCCTGTATTTGTTCATTTGGCGCTCCTCCTTTCTGCGGAAATGTACGTTCTTGGGCTACATACATATTAAAGCCTCAATATATAGTAGTCAAGAAAAAAATGTTCGTTTTCAAGATATTTTTCATATTTTATTAAAATTATATGGTAATATTTAAGCGACATATCACTGGAGGGAAATCTGATGAATGTTGGAAGAGTTATAAAGCATCTACGGAGATTGAACGATTTAACTCAGGAAGAGCTTGGCCATATGCTAGTCCCTCGTGTCAACCGGCAAGCTATCAATAAATGGGAGACTGGCAGAGTTGAAAATATCAAGCGTTCTCATATTGAACAGATGGCTAAAATTTTTGGTGTCAAGCCTTCAGTATTCTTTGATTTCGAAGAAGAAACAGAAACACTATCAGAGGACGAGAAGAAGTTGATTCAAGCATATCGAGAATTGAGTTTTCTTCAAAAGAGAGATCTGATCTGGTACGCGCAAGCTATAAAAACAAAAAATCAAACCTCTTCACTCGAGGATGAAACGTCTGATAATGAAGAGCAGCATGAACCACTGGATCCATATTTAGAGATATTGGCAAGGCAGATGGGCATACTCAAAGACGATAAATAATAGCAATAAGCGAGGATACGGCTATGAAAAAGTGGACTCTTATCGGACTAATCATCAGCGTCCTTGGCGCGATCGTACTCTGGCCCCAGGATTGGAGGGGTGGGTTATTTTTTACGGTACTGGTCATTGCGTTTTGTGTCCCAGAGATTCTGAAATTGACAAATAAAAAGAAGAGCAATGCAGCCGCAGACTTCGGACATACCTATAATTCGAAATTCAATGATTATACGATTAACACATCAATCAGAGGGATCAGCCACTACGGATCTGCGATGCGGAAAATCCTCCAGGGAGATATTGAGTATCGTGGTCCTGTTACTTTACATCCGGATCCGGATAACCAATACGACCCAGATGCCATTGGCGTATTTATCCAGGATAATTTGATCGGATATATTCCCAAGGAGCAGAAAGACTCTGTCTATGAGATCTGGAGTCGGATAACCAACTGTTACGCAATAATCACACGCAGCACAAACGACAGCGGCCAGCATTATTATCGAAGCCGGCTCTATATTCATTTCTCATGATCTGCCGCAAATGTCAAAAGGAGATCCCCGCCGGATCGTTATACTGCAATTTCTGCGGAACCAAGCAGATCGTCGAGCGCAGCCACGGCAAGCGCCCGAACGGCTCCGGATCAGTGCGTAAAGTCGGATCTAAGTATGAATGCCGGGTGACTGTGTTTGACCCTGACCGCCGGACCCTCTCCCGCCGTTTCGACAAGAAATCCGAAGCACTCGCTGCCGGTCCGCAGCTGCGTGCGGAGCTGGTCGGCCTGGCTGACAAGAAACGCGACACGGCCACCGTGGGCTCTCTCTATCAGATCTGGCTCGAGGCATCCGCGCCGAAACTCTCCGACAGCAAGCAGACCGCCTACCGGATCGCCTGGTCACGGATCAAGAAGTATGAGCGCACTCCGATCACCGCGCTGGATCTCGGAGATCTCCAGAGGCTTGTGGCCGATCTGACCTATTATCCTGCCAGGGACGTCAAGACGCTGCTCTCTCACATCTACAAGCGCGCCTGTGCCCAGCAGGATGTTCCAGCCAACCTCGCACAATACATCGAGCTCCCGAAGCTGATCGAGGAAGAGCCGGTTCCGTTCTCGGAGACCGAAGTGGCAGCCATATGGTCGGCCTGGAATGCCGGCGATCCGTTTGTCGGTTATCTGCTTCTGATGATCTACACCGGCATGATGCCAGGCGAACTGATGCAGTGCCAGACGGCCATGGTCGATCTGGACGCCCAGAAGATCACCGGAGCAGGACTCAAGACTAAGGAACGCAAAACCAAGCCGATCGTGATCCCGACCATCATCAAGCCGGTGGTCGCCAAGATCTGCCAGGAGCATCCGGAGAAGCTTGTGGATCTCAAGCATAATGACTGGTATGAAGCCTATCACCAGTGCACTGCCCGCATCGGGATCCGCGACTTACCCCCTTATGCTTGCCGGCACACCACAGCGTCCATGCTTGCCACAAATGAAAAAATCGCGCCCGCACTCATCACTAAGGCAATGAGGCAGACGCGTCCGATGACCACAGAGCGATATAAGCACGCTGACGACAATCAGGTCCTGGGTGCTCTGAACAAAATTAAAATTTCAAAATCTATTACACACTCATTACACACTTCTGAGAAGGCCAACCCTTGAAACAGCCCGTCGTTGCTGGATTTCTCATAAAAAGAGCCCGCCCCTGCTAAGGGAGTAGGCTGGGGTGACTGGCGCGAGGGTTCGAATCCCTCCTTCTCCGCCAAATGCCCGTGAATACGGGCTTTTTTGATGCTCTGAAATCAGAAAATCAATGGAACAGAGTGGAGCAAAATGGAGCCTGACTACACACTCGGTTACACACTTTTTTCAGTATCTCACCGGGATCCTCCGATAATCTTCCATCAGCTGATCCATGTCGCCATTGCCCTTCAATCCTTTGTAATACTGATAGCCCCTCCGGATGTACTTCCGCATCCGTTTCGTCGTCTCTCCCTTCCGGATCTCATCTGTGATTATACGCTCCAGGCGATCTTCCAACAACCACCGGACCGCCATCTGGAGAGCTGTAGGCCGTCTGAGTGCGGAGATAATCGCCTTAACGATCTCCAGCAGCGCTTGCGATCCGACTATGGCACAGACTAACGTGACTGTCATGTCGCTCATGGGGAACTCCTTACTCCAGATGCTCCTCCGGTATGCCGGCAACACTGGTAAGCAAGGACAGGATGCCGGCCACCAGCGCTGTGGATCCGACGACTGCCCAATTAACCTCGGAAAATACTGCTGTGGACCCGATGGCCGCTATGGCTGCCTGAGCCACGGTCTTGATGGCGCGGATCCCGGCGGCCTTCGCCCACTTCGCCCAATCTCTTTTCTCGTTCATAGTGAAATACCTCCGTTAATAACCCTTTCCGTGAAGATAGTTCTCCCATCTTCCCAATGTCTTAAATGACCTCGATACAAAATCAAAGTCTTTCCGTTTCTGATCCAACGCCTTCCCGACATTGATGATCTGACAGCCATACGCCCCGCCTTCCCAACTGACGGTATAACATCCACCGACAAACATTCCGATATGCCCGGATTTGTGGACGAGATCACCCGGTATCAATTCTGATGCCGAAACATGGCTCCATGTGCCTGTCTGTTTGTAAAATCCGTCCGCAGAGCAATCCCACCCGCTTTTAACGATCTCTGTGTTACGTAACAATCCGACCACGCCGCCTGAGCAATCCGCACCCGTAAGTGTGTAATTCGCCGCTTCGGATGCCGCAAGCATCATTTCCTTCCGACCGTTGGAAAAATACTGGGAATAATCCGACCGTTTGAAGTATGCTTCCAATCTGGCTTTCGTCATCGTGTGAACTTCCCCAACGCCGTCATACAGATTTGCCCCTCTGATATACATGGAAAGCGGGAACTCAGATGGCACTTCTGCATCCCAAGCAAACGCAAGGGCATTTAACACCATTGCTTTTCTTCTGGCTGAAACGCCGTTCAATGCCTGTTCAATTTCTCTCCGTGCGGTTGATCCGATATTGGCGGGAATTTCTGGCTCTGGCAATGGTTCTGCGTTGATGATCGCATCCCACAAGGTTTGATTGATTTCTCCTGCTGGAATGTAGCGGGAGCGGAAATTCTCAACGGCTTTGTCCGTGTCCGAACCCCAACGATCAGATTTAATCTCGTGGACGGTTGGCGGGAAGTAGCCTTTGGCGAATAGTTCCTTTTTGATGTAAAGCACATCTTCGCCAGAATCACCGTGATGCAATACTCTCATCGATCATCCCCCGCAATCAAAAGAGCGCAGACGAGAAAACCCGTCCACGCTCCAACGATAAAGCACACTATGCACCAGATAATAACGTGCATCATTGCTTAAAAGATGCAGATTATTCTGCTTCTGGTTCAACAGGAGCAGGATCATGCTTGAAGCACTCGCCTTTAAGGAAGAACCCCTCGTCCGTGTACATCACAGCAGAATGAACCGCAAGAGCAGAAACAGCCGCACCCGCCAACACCTGATGATACTGCGCATTTGCTGAGTTCTCGTTATCGTATACATTGGAGATCGTTCCCGCGACTCCGTCCTGTCCAACCTGTACTTCTGTAACAACGTATTTAGCCATTTTAAAAACCCTCCGTTTAACAATTTAATGTCGATTTTTGTAGAAATTTCGCAAAATTCGCAATAATAATGCTGAAATCATGCGTTTAACAATGCAGTTACCTGTTCTGCCAACGTGGTCGCTGTTACGTTTGATCCAACCGTGATTGTTCCACCAGAAGCAATGTTTGCCGTGACCTTGTACAACTGGTTCGCCACGATCAGGAAATCGTTCGCCGTGTAGTTCCGTGTTGCCTTCATGGTCGCTTCTGTCGGAGCAATCAGCGTACTGAAATCAGACGGCAGACCATCAAGTTTTTTGACTTGATTGGTCGGATACCGTGTATTGTGTCCAACTGGTACGGCAACATCCCTCGTCCCCTGTGATTCGGCATAGTCGATGTATTCTTCTGTGCCGTACTCGTCCACCATCTGCGGAGTCTGGAAGGGATCAGCGGATTCTGTGGTCGGTGTTGCAAGTTTATATACAACTTTCGACCCGTTATAGGTTGCTTCTGCCTGTGCTTTTGTGGTTCCTTTCGCAACTGTAATCCCAACTTGTTTATTCGCAGATGAATAAGAAATAAGTGTACCAATCGGAATGTCCTGTGAAGAAAAAGATTTGCTGTTAATGTTTGGCAACACTTTTTCACCAATGGCATTTCCTAAACTCTGCCATTTTTCGGAAAGAGTTGCTATTGCAAAATCATAATCAGCGTTCCCGGAACTTGCATACACAGAATTGATAGTTATCGAATCTTCAGCAAAATTCCTCGTCACCGTTCCATCCGGTTCATATGTATCTCCATCAGCATATAGGTTGTTTGATTCATCCAGTCTGTAGATACCGTTCAGAGTCTTTGTTGAATCCAGAGGATACGATTTTGTCCAGTACGGTTCGTATTCGCCATTGCGGACAGGATCGGAGAAGTTGATGCAGATGTCGTTCTGGTATATTGTGCCACTATTAGAACTATTTCTGAACAGCATATAATACGCATTATTGGGTGTAACAAAAGTTGTTCTGGTAGGATGCGATACATAACTGATATAGTTCTTGCTTGCATCATAAAAAAACAATCTATAACTCCCAGTAATATTAGTCTGGTCAAAATAAACTGCGTTCGGAAGGATCGGAATATAGTTTTTTGAACGGAAATAATAATACGTTCCACTTGGCACAAGTTGTCCTGTTGTTGTATCAATATCCTTGTTTTCGTTTACCCATTCCTCATCCCATTGATTGAACCCGACCATCTTATGTGCCGAGATATTGACAGATTCTATTGACCCGGCATTGTAGGAATATTTCGGCTTTACACAAAAACCCCACTCTTTGAGTTTGGCAACACCCGCACCAGATGTACCAGATTCAAGAGTGTAAAGGTAGTCTGCGATTGTGGAACCAACGGCAAGAGTTAAATCGCACACATCATCCTTAGAGTCATCGTTAATAGATATTGCTGTGCCATTTGATGATCCAATCGTTTCCGTACCGTTGATGCGAGAATAATACTTATGACCACTAGGAACTGTTACGCTTGTGTCACCAGTATTTACCAGCTGATTCCATGCCATCGTTGCGCCAACGATCTCATCATACTCACGATCCCCAGATTTTGACTGTCGGAAAAGGTACGGTACTTGATCCGTAATACCATTGTTGGATGCTAACTGTAAGGCGTTGTCAATCACACCAGATTTCTCTGGATAGTTTGCCTCCAAATAATCGTAGGTTACTTCCCCATCTTCGCCATTTGTAACGGTGAAAGTAGAAGTATTCCCGTTTGTATAAGTAATCGTGTAGGTATCGACCAGACCACTCGTGCCAGTTTTCGCGATTGATGCAATACCGTTGCCCGTTGCGCCTGTCGCGCCCTGTTCGCCCTGTTCACCCTTCGGAACACCAATCGTTAGAACCCCGTCCGTATAGTCTGCCGTTGCAGGTTCGCTCGGTTGCAATGTTTCTGCCGTTGCAAACATATTTACGAGTGCCGCAAGCGCATTGCAAAAATCAGTATATGAGCCAGTATACCCCGCCCTTTTAGCCGCACCGTATGCGGTAGAAATGCCCGCAGAATATCTAACACTCATGCAACTATAACCTCCAGTTCTCCAGTTTCTTCATTGATTTCAAAACTCACATCATCGACCAGACTATCCGAAACGATAACGATCAATTCGCCAGTTTCGTCATCAATGTCGAAAAATGTCCAACCCGCATCCTCTGCGTTCTGCCGAGAAAGTTCTTCCCAATAATGAGAGTTATTTTGATAGGCAGGATCACCGCTTGAAACGGGAACTCCGTTCCTTGTTCCGTTAGCCCACGCCTCCGAATCTTCCGCTGATCCTTCTGCCGCTTCCTGTGCATCTTCAGCCTTTCCTTGTGCTGTTTCTGCACCCTCTTGTGCATCTTCAGCCTTGCCCTGTGCGGTTTCGGCGGCACTCTGAGCATCCTCCGCTTTTCCCTGTGCAAGTTCAGCGGCGGCCTGAGCATCTTCAGCTTTGCCCTGCGCCAACTCTGCCGCATTTTTGGCGGCGGTTGCATCGATAACATCTTGAGCAGTCTGAGCGACGGCAGCATCGAGAGCTGCGATGGCTTGAGTGATTTCCGACTGTTCCTCCGGAGTCGGCTCCTCATGCGACCGTGCTGGACGCTTGTGCAGAGCCAAAACCGCGTGGTTTGTGGTTTCTCCGTCTTCCAGCCCAGAGTGCAGATAGACATAAGCGTGGACGATATTAGCGGAAACAAAGAATTGATCCGGAATCTTTACGCCGTCCGCGTCCCCGATCTGCGTGATCGTATGATCGTCATCATCGGCCGAAAAGTCGACCTCATATGCGAACGGAAGATTCAGATCTGGAAACTTAAGGATCTGACCATAATCCCGCTGCCAGTTAATTTCTGATGCGGCAGTGGTCTGACCATTGAAATAGACCTCTGTAATATTTGTTCTTGGCATAAATTGCTCCTTTATGAGAGATTCCCATACCGCACGGAGCTGGAACTCGTATCCAGCGGCGTGCTGTTCTGCATAATCGGGCAAAACCGGCCACTCACATCATCGATCATGCCGACGATGTTATTCCGGACGCACGGAAGCAGATCGGCCAGCAGATTCGTTCCGGTAAAGTCATAAAACTTTGTCCTCTGGAGGAGGCCGGCTCCGAGCGGATCGTCCGTGGATCTGTCATTCCAGTAGCCGGATTGGCCGTTAAGTGCGAACAGGAACCATTCTTCTCCGCTGTCCGTTGCACTATTCGAAGCAGCATTCGACACCTGATGCGAACCAACCTTGATATAGTTGTTTGTTGAGTTGACCGGATTCAGAGACATTTTGATCTCAGCATCCAGCCACTCGCTGTCTCTTGCCCATGCGGCCACGCCGGTCTCGATGTCTACTGAATACGTCGTCTGGATAAGCAGGACCCCTCGGTTGTTGCTTCCGGAATATGCCACCGGACGGATCCCGGCACCGTACAGATAGGCCGTGCCGGATGACCAGTAGAACCGCCGGGCGATCATGTAATTCGTGTCTCTGCTCGCCGTTGCGCAAATCGGCATCCACTTGGTCTGGATCAGGACATCCTTCTCAGTCACCGGAGTTTTAAGCCCGATTGAATATGCCTGACTCTGACCGGAGCTTGTCGAGTACACTCCGACATAATCGTAATATGTGACCTTCTGCCCCGACTGGAACAAGGTCATCAGTCTACTCGCTCTCATTCAATATCACCGACCAGCAGCCACACATCTGTGGCGATCTGTTTGATGCACGCGCAGCCATACTGACGAGCGAGCCCTGTCGCGCTGTCAGCTGAAACAATCGTCACGCCGGCAGCTCCTGCAATAGTCACTGCTCCGGTGCCGTACCGACAAATCTCGATCTCAGTGCCGACCGGGAAGTCGAGCGTCTCATCGTTCACGCTGACTGGGATCGTGAGCGTGATGTCACTGCTCGAGGATACCTTCTGGAGCGTTCCGGCATCCAGCAGATCCAGGGTCTTCGAAGATGTCACGCTGACGATCGACGAGCTCGCCTCGCTCGGCTTGACCTTGCCGGAGACCAGATCGGCTTTCGTGCTGTCCTTCTGGTGGCTATGATTGCCTCGAGCGATCGTGTTGTTCGTGCCGGCTGAGCCGTTCTCGCTGTCTGCCGGAGGAGCTGAGGATTCGTAGGCCGGGATCTGAACTTCGACATATTGCGGAATACCGCCAGGAAGAGCTGCGATCAGCCCATTCGGATCATAAACGGCTGCTCTCATATCTCCGGATCCGACGCCATCGACTCCGACATAAGAAACACCATAACCGACCACCGGACTGCCGCTGTTGAAGGTCAGCGTCGTGCGGGTCCAAAGGAACTTCCCCTGCGTAAGAGTCGGAACCGAGCTCGACCAATCGCCTGTTGGGATCACGGATCCGGATGCCGATATCTGATAAACGACCTCATAACTGACGAGATTCGCCGGAGATCCGGTCGCTCCCGTTGCTCCGCGAGGACCTGCCGCTCCATTGGTCACTGTGAAGGTCTGGGATGCCGTGTCTGCATACGTGATCGTATATGTGTCGACCAGCCCGGCGCTCGATGTCAAATCAATCGACACGATACCGCCGTGACCGGCTGCCAGAGCGAGCAGCCACTGTTCCAGGATCGTCCCGGTCAGCTTCTTGGCCACGCCACTCTGTTCCAGGACAAAAAGATCAACCGGCGATACCGCGCTGGCCGCCGGCAGCTCATTTATTCTCTTGTCTGCCATCTTTCTCCTCCGGTTTGCTGAGCTCGGCCACAATGCCCTCAAGAGCCTGGATGCAGCCGAGCAGCCGGTTCATGTTTTCAGATCCACAAACGCTGATCCCGTTCAACGTGCGGACAATAGCGATCAAAGTGTCTTTCATCAGATCCTCCCGAGGACGAGCATCACAGATCCGACGAAGTCAACCTCCGCGCCCCGGAAAACCGTGTAAAGCGAAAAATCGACCGGATCCAGATCAGGATCCTCGTGGACGGTGATGGGGAGATGCTCGGGATCCAGGAACGTGCGCATCATCTCAGAGAGATCCGCGTTCGGGATCCAGATCCTCAGGAGCCCGTCGAGCGAGCTGACGCCGAAGGACGCGATCGGGATCTCTGTTCCTCTTGCCGTTTTAATCATCGGATAAACTGATTCAGCCATTTTGATCTCCTTTAGCTTGTTCCCATGTATCGGAATGTTCCGACGCCGGATATTGTGTGCACGCACCACTTGACGCTTGAGCTGTCGAATGTCAGTCGGTCAGTGTCAACCTTGTTGCAGTACAACGTGTTCACAAACATACTTTTGATGCTTGCGATGTCGCTCTGGTTCGTTCCGACCTGCGTCAGCGTGCTCTGGACGCTCGACACGGTCCGGCTCTTTGATACGGATCCGCTCGACAGGCCTCCACCATGGAAGGACCCGCCATAGCCGTTTTGACTGTCAGATCTGATCGAAGATGCGTAGACCGATCCGGTGAACGTCCCGCTGGTCGCGCTCAGCTGACCGGATGACGAAACCTTAAAAGCGCCACCACCCAGCGCGATCCCGTTCGTGCCGATGTAAACACCGGCTGCCGAAGAATCGAACGAGGACATCCCGTTATAGATCGCCGTGGATCCGATCGTGAACCCGCTGGATCCGTTTCCGATATATCCAGAGAGTGCTGTGACCTTGCCACGGACCTCCAGGCCTTCAGACGTTGCGACCAGGACTTCCTGGTTGTTCGCATAGAGCGTCCAGGAAGAATCGTCCAGCTCCCATCCAAAGGAGCTCTGCTCCCCGCCGATCTTTGAGACCTTGGCAGAGATCAACCCCGCCTGGATATTGAACTCTGATTCCATATCCTGTCGGAGGTGCTTAATCTTACGCTCCTGGGACGGAACGTAAGGATATTCGTGGTCAATCTCCTCGTCCTGTGTTGCTGAGGCATCAGACTCCATCAGCGGAGAGAAATTCAACGTCTGAGCGTAGATCCCGCCCATCACGCCTCTGATTGTCACACCGTCGCCGATCTCAGCTGACGGATCGATCAGAGCGCTCTGTGCGGAGTATGGCTGATACTGATAACCGTACAGAGAATCCAGGATGTCCTGAGCCATCTGCTGGGTGCCCCACGGACACGCGAGGCGCAGCTCCCTGCCGATGTCGGATCCGACGGAGATCTCTGTATCATCGTCAATTTCGATCGTTACTCGGGAATAAGCGTCGAAGGCCGGAGAAAAATCAACGGCCACGAGATCCGAGCCGATCGCGTAATTGTAAAGCGTACTCATATCATGATCCTCGTGCTTCCGAAGACGATCATGGCGCCGTTCTCGTTGACCAGATAATTCGTCTCTTCCGGCAAACTGTTCAGCGTGATCAGCTGGAGCTCGCCGAGGTCGTTGATGATCCAGCAGCCGGCATACATCGCACCGATATATCCGAGGACCTCTCTGGACGTGTATCCGTTCGGCATCTGGACAGCGTAACCTTTGACCATAATGTCAGCCACGCGCTCATCCAGATCCACGCCGATCTGGTCGGCGATTGCCTGGGCAGCCAGGATGTCTGTGGTCGGATATTCATTGATCGACGCGATCGGGAAATCGACTTCCGTTTTCAGCATGGCGTCATAGCCATGGAGCGTCAGGATTCCGTTTTCGCTTGTTTCGCGTGTGTCGATGTAATAATCGCCCTTCTGGACCCACTCGGACTGCTGCGTGTCATTGACCGCTCTGATATACGGAATGATCTCGGCCATGCGCGGGATCGTGCCGGAGGGGTTCAGCATTTCAATGTTGACCTCACCGGCCACACAGCATCCCACAGACGGAGAAGCTCCTGCGAACATCGACCTGACCGTCTTGGCAGAAATCAGAACGTCCTCACCGTAATCGACGCCGCCGATCGAGACCTTGCACTCAAACCGGTGCTGCCCTGATGTAATTTCTAGATAGAGTTCTGACACGTCCTGCATGGCCTATGCCTCCTGGAGCGTGAACGAAATCTCGTGCCAGTATTCAACGTCGTTCGGATAGTGAACAAGAAGCGCAGCTGACCGCTCTTCGACATACATCTGCACGGTGCGCTGACCCTGCACGGGATCCTGGTATGTCACTGCGACATACTCGTCTTCCAGCACGGTGGCCAGATCGCAATATGCCGTATAGGTCTCCGGGATCAGCGTGAGACTGATGGCAGCCTTAACAGCCACCCTGCCCCGGTGCATCCTTCCATCCATTGTCTGGATTGACTTGGTCAGATCGCGCCTGGAGTATTTCAGCCCGCCTTTGGCGATCATCTGTGTGACATCGATCACGGTCAAACCGCTCGTGATCGTCAGTGTGCTGTTGGAGATTACAGTAGGTTCTTCCATGATCACACCCCCGCTGCTCTCGCATATCGGTTCATAGCGCCGGAGATCATCTTGCCGTCCAGGTAAACACCGGACTTCTCGATCAGTTCTCTCAGCAGCGCGTTCTGTTCTTTCAAGAGCGAGATCTGCTGGTCGGCTGCGTATCCATTGGCATTAACGGTGGCCGCTGACGCCGTGTTCAGCATCCCGGCTGTCATATTGACAGATCCGGTCATCTCACCATCGATCATGCTGGCGACTCCATCCATGGCATCCTGGACGATATTCGCGTTTTCTTCGATGCCGACGCCGAGGCCCTGCATGAGGTAGTCACCGACTTCCATCATCAGAGTCGACGGAGAGCGGATGCCCAGGCTCGATTTAACGTGATTGATCACATCGCGCGCGAATCCGGAAATCTTATTCCACAACCATCCCATCGTTCCCTTGATGCCATCCCAAAGGCCCATGACCAACTGCTGGCCGGCGCTCCACAGCTGCGGAGCTGCCTTAATGAACGACATGACCAGCTCGCCCACGATCTGCGGGACCGCTGTCAGGATCGTCTGGATGATCAACGGGAGATTCTCGATCAGAGCGGTGAGCAACTGCACACCACACTCGATGATCTCCGGGATCCTGGCATCCAGCGCTTCGATGATGTTCAGAATAATCTCCGGAGCCGCTTCGCAGATCTTCGGGATCGCATCGATCAGACCGTCAAACAGCGCGATCGCAATCGTCAGAGCAGCGTCCACGATCAGATCAACCGTCCCATCGATACCCTCGATGAAGTTGTCGATAATCGTCATGGCCATCTGGATCGCCGCCGGCACGAGCACCGGAAGCGCGTCCGTGATCCCGTAGACGAGACCCTGGACCAGCTGCGCAGCTCCTTCCATCAGAGCCGGCAGATTTTCGATCAGGAACCCGACGAACCCCGTGACGATCATCAGAGCCGTGTCGATCAGCATCGGAAGATTCTGGATCAGCGCGTCTCCGAAAGCACTCAGCAGCGTCCCAGCTGCACTCAGCAGCGGAGGCAGAACCGACTCGACGATCCCCGGGATCATGGTGGCCAGCATTGGCGCGATCCCTTCGATCAGCTGGCCGAGACCGGACAGCGACTGGAGGACGACCGGCATCACGTTATTGATCACCGTTTTGACGCTCGCAACGAAATTCGTTATTAGTTTGCTAATATTCGCGTCATTCCTGGCGATGCCCGTGATCAGATTCGACCACGCTGACTGCATCGATGCGAAGGACCCGCTGATCGTGTGCTCAGCTTCCAGAGCCGTTGTGCCGGTGATGCCCAGAGATTCCTGGATGACGTGGATCGCGGAATAGACGTCGGACAGATTGCCGATGTCATACTTAATCCCGGTCAGCTTGGTGGCATCCTGTAAGAGACGCTCCATCTCTGACTTGGTGCCGCCATAACCGAGCTTAAGGTTGTCGAGCATGGTATAGTTCTGTTTCGCGAATCCCTGATAGGCATTCTGAAGCGACTCCATTGAAGTGCCCATCTTATTCGCGTTATCAGCCATATCGACCACCGCCATGTTCCCGACTTCGGCTGCCCTGGCAGTGTCACCGCCGAGGGACTGCAAGAGGGACGCCGAGAAGCTCGTCACGGTCTCCATGTACCGATTGGCACTCAGGCCGGCTGACTTGTATGCCTGGTCAGCGTAATCCTGGACGATGTCAGCAGAATCCTTGAAGAGAGTCTCGACACCGCCGACCAGCTGCTCATAGTCAGCAAAATTGGAAACAGCGCTTTTCGCCAGAGCCATCGCGCCGGTCGTGGCAGCCACTAACCCCGCTCCGACAACCGCAGCAGAAGTTTTCAGCACGCCGCCGATCCCGCTCGCGATGGAGGATCCTGCGCTCTTTCCGGCAGACTCGGACTCGCCGCTGAGAATAGACGAAATCGATCCGCTGATTCCCTGAGCAGACGGCACGATCTGCACATATGCTTTTCCGATATTTGACGGCATTTTTAACTCTCCCTAATTGACGTGTACGCTCGCATGAATGCCTCCGGAGAATCAAACGCGATGATGTCATCAGACTTTTCTTCCTTCTCCGTCAGCTTTGCCAGGATAGACTCGGGTTTCGGTCCTTTCCCTCCCCCGTTCTGCCAGACAATCACGCGAAGCGCGTCGAAGCATCCAACCAGCAAATGCTGCTCGAACGTCAGACTTGAGCCGCTGATCCGCATCTTTATCCGCGAATCTTGCGGTAAACCATCACAAAGCCCCGCCAGTTTTTGCACCGGCAGGGCATCGCGATCGAGGATTCCATAGTATTGAGCGAGGTCACAATCCAGTTCATCCGGATATTCCAGGTACCCCGCTAACGCTATTATTTTTTTTTAACATTCAGCTGGAGGAGAATGTCGCGAAGGGCGCGATCGAAATCCTCAATCTTTGCCCTTCCTCCATTCGTCTCCTTGAGGTGCGCCTTAAGCGCCTGGGTCCCGTCCACACCGAGCACCAGATCAGACAGATCCATCAGAGCCGTGGGATCCTTCTTAACTTCGCGAAGGACTTCCAGGAACTCAAGATCGTGGACAGCTTCCTCGTCGACCTGGACAGCAAATCCGCTGGCCGTGACTATTTCTGTCATGATTCCCTCCTATCAGGTGGTGCCAGTCGCACCGGTCGCACCGGTCGGCCCGCTGATGTACTCATAGTGGGAGTTCCCGCTGGAGTCAGCACTCGCCGCCAGGGTGATCTCAAACCCGATCGCCTCGTTGTCACGATAGACGATGTCGCCGATCGCTTCGACCTTGGCGTTCGGGATGACGATCCTCTTGAGGCTGCCGCCGTTGAGAATCGTTTCAATGACCCAGGCCTTGGCATCCTGCTCATTGTTATTGACCTTAATGTCAATCTTCGCAGGAGTCCCGCCAATGGCTGCTGTGACCGTGACGTTGCTGTCTCCGAAGACCGCCTTCAAAGCATTGCTGTCCATGGACTGGATCATCTTGAATTTGAACTGATCTTCCAGCCCATTGTTCAGAACGAGCACGACGTCGCCGCCCCAAGCCTTGATCTTCGAGATGTCCTTGTTGAGAGTGTTGGTCACTCCATCCTCGGAGATATACCCGACGCCCGCAAAAGCGGCATTCAGAGTCTCCGTGGCCGTAGTCGGGAGCGAGGTGCTCGTCGGAGCGAGGAAGATCGCACCACCGACTTTCGGCTTCCCTGCGGAGACCTTCATAGCATCATTAGTCGTAGGCATAAGTTTTGTCCTTTCTTAGTAGTGTGTAATGTCATAAACCGCTTGATAGCGGTATTTTGTAGCATCCGGATCAGAGAAGTTGTAGTCAGAGTCCAGTTTGCACCGGGAGACGGCATTGTTCTCGATCAGCGTGGACATTGCTTCCTTGACCGCCTCGTTTAGCTTGGCAGCACCGAGCATGGATGTCGAGATCGACTTGATCGCAAACGTGGAAGTCGTGATCAGATTCTCGTTGCTGGATCCGGTTTTCTCGATCAGCACATATTCGCCCGGAGCATCCCGTTCCGGAGTCTCCATGTATGCTTTGACCTTCAACTTTTTCAGAAGATGATCAATGACGATTTCCTCGATCATTTGTTCCTCCCCAGTGCCTTCAGCAGCGTGTTGTTTTTCAGATTGTCCCGGACAGCATCAGCTGTGTCTGCCTGGATCTTAGCCACAACACGCGAGCCGGCATTGTATGTCTTGACCGAATAGCCGCTTCCGGGGTTCCTCTTGCGGGCTTCCGCTTCCAGAACGGATCTCAATCCGTCCGATTTCAGCAGCTCAGCCATGCCGTTGTGATCCAACTCGATAACGACCTGATTCATTCGAACCTCTCAGCGGCCACCTTGCCGCCCCATGCAAGCGGGATCAGGTCCTGGATCCCGGTCTCAACAAATCCGAATGTCTTGACCTGGCACGAGAATGGCGCGGGCAGCTGCACGACCTTATCTTTCCAATCGTGTGTGTCACCCTTAGGGATCCCGATCCAATACTCGATTCTCTTCCCGGTCAGGTTGAGCGAATCGCGCCGCTCGTCCGTGGTCGGACTGCCGACCAGCACATTTTCGACCGTAACAAAAGCCGACGAATATGTCGGCCTGTTGAAAGAGTCCGTGCCGGTCTGCGTCAGGACTTCGAGCTGAACCGGTATTCCATGCAGATAAGTCGCCATGTCACACCTCGCAAGCCGGGACCTTTGAATAATCGCCCTCGAGCGTGATCCTCGGTTTCTTGATGCCGAGCCGCTTCAGATCGTTGTTCATGATGGCAGCAGCGATGCCACCACCGCCCGGAATCGAATATGTCCCGCTGTACGAGTATCCGAGTCCCGCTTGTGACTCCTGTGTCATTGGGTTCCCTTCCCATGACTGACGCATAACCCGGATCAGAATGTCAACGGCCACCAGCCGAGCAGTGTTCCCAAGAGGCTCATAATCTTCGATCATCTGATCGAGATCCCGCCCAGCCCGGTGTGCTTCTGCTCGGAGCGCGTCAGAAATCAACGGAAGGAGCACGTCGATCCGCATGATCTCTTCTGCCGTATAGTTCTTTCCGGACAGGATCATCACGTCCGATGCTGTGGCGTACGCGTTCATTTCTTTGACCCTCTCTTTTTCGGCTTATCTTCTTCGACCGGCTTGGGCTCTTCCTTCGGCTCTTCCGGCTTATCCAGGAGAACGTGTCCCCTGGAGACATACTCGTCAACTCTAGACTCGTCCACCTCCATGATGGATCCGGTCAGAGCGTTTTTCATTCTGTATCGCATAATTACCTCATTCCGGCCACTGTGCGTATCTGAGGATATGCCCGCAGCCCACTCTTGCGTCCGAGTAGATCGGGATCTGCTCGACCCGGCACTGTTCGCAGAAATAGAGATCCTCGCTCAGCATCCCACGATTGTCATCCGGATAATTTACCCAGTCGTAATAGGGGTAGCTAATCCGACGGAAAACGTCCGTTTTGATCAGAGCACACCCCATCCCGCCGCCGTGGATTTTGAACTTGGTTCGCTGATCCGCGAGCAGCTGCTTTATTTCGGCAGCCGTATACTGCGACTCGGCCGGATAATTGAACCATCCGAGCTTGCAAATGTTCAGCCGGCCGTCGTAATGATTGCTCGGATTCCGATGGACATAATACCCGAGGCAGACGTCCACCGGGCTGTCCAGGAGATTCACGAGCGCATCCTTCGGCAGGATCGTGTCATTATCGACCATTAGCACGTAGTCGACGCTCCGGTCTAGCGCAAGCTGGACGATCTTATTCCTGGCTGTCGCGCAGTCATATCCGCGAACAAAGTCAAACTGAACATTATGACCGCCCTTGTCGAGTTCCCAGATTGCCTTATATGTGTCTGGGTAAATCGTTTCAAAAGTGGGGACTGCGATTAAAATATCCATATCCTCAAATAAGGGCGATCCGACCCGAAGATCAGACCGCCCGTGCTTCAGATTTTATGCCACTCAGGATTCGCCAGTCGCACCGGTTGCACCACTTGCGGTGGCGGTCAGCAGATTGAAGCAGTCGGTGTCGGCGCGGAAACCGATCTCGATCTCGGCGCGGACAGCGAACATATTCTTCTGCCAGAGGTTAATCGTGCTGGAGTCGCCCAGCGTGAGGGTTGCTTCATCGCTGATGGAGATGTAGATACCCTCGACGATGCCATACACGGCCTGAGTCCAGTCGCCGGCGATACCGACGGTATCGGAAGCGATGCCGGCCTTATAGATGCCCTTGCTCTGACGAACAGGAGCACCGAGGAGCATCGGGATCGCGCCTTCTGCCGGCGAGTCAATGAACAGCGGACGGTTCTGGCCATCCAGAGCGCCGAGCAGGATTGCTTTTGCGTTCGGAGTGATCGCGAAACCGTTCAGATCGCCGCCATGCGCTGCGATGTCACTGTATGCAGCGACCAGAGAAGCGTAAGTGGTCGAAGAGATGTTCTGCGCGGTGCAGCCGGACAGGACGTCGAAGTTGGATCCAGGCGTGCTGCCATTGGCAACTGTGTAGTCGAACTTCTTGGCCAGGGCCAGAGGAAGTCTGCCGACCAGAGCATCATAAAGAGCTCGGACGTCGCGCCGGAACTGGTTGGAGAACGGTACGATAACGGCCAGCGTGTAGCCGGTCATCAGCTTGGTGCTCAGACCGGGATTGCTCACCGGCTTGTTGTCCGTTTCGGCCACCCAGGATGCTGCCGGGTCGCTGGTGATAACGGGAATGGTTACGCCATGGCCGGGCAGCGGGATGCGCTGTGCCAGAGCCATGATCGCGGACTGCTCCTGGGTCTTCTGGAGAATGACAGAAGAAACCTCAGACGGCAGAGTGATATTGGTACGATTTGTTGCAATACCAGACATTTGTTTATCCTCTCAATTCTTTAAAGTATTCCGCTTAAGAACTCGCCAAACTTCTGCTTGGCCAGCTCCTCAGCAGTCTGTGGCGCTCCGGATCTTTCGGGGCTCCCAATCGGTGCCCCGGTATGTGCAGCAGCAAAGTCTTTTGCAAGCGCCTCAGCATCAGACTTCCACTCTTCTGCGTTTGAACCGACCAGACGATCTGCATATTTCGGATCCAGACCGGCGGCAATGGCGATCCTCGTTTTTTCCAGGTCGGTCCTGTACTTGTCGCCCTGCGCGATCAGCGCATCCTTCTCGGCCAGTGCCTTCGCATTGGCATCAGCTGCGTCTGTCAGTTTTTTCAGTTCTTCCGCGTGCGCGTCTGTCAGCTTCTTGACGTCATCTGGAGACATCCACCCCTCATAGCGTTTTGCCGAGGTTTCTCTCTCGCGGGCCAGTCTCTGACCGATAGCCGCGTCGAACTCTTCCTGAGTAGTGATAGGCTTTTCCAACAATGCCATAATTAACTCCTCCCCAATTAACCGCTTGGTATGCGTTTAGTATTGAATTTTCTGCTTTCGCTTGGTCTTACTTTCCGAGCATTTCCAGTAAGCGAGCGCTGTCGCTTCGATCAGACAGACCTCATAAGCATCGTCGAGCGTTTTATATCCGAATCCTCCGGATGACCCGATCGGACGGTGCTCGCAGTTGCTGATCGCGTTCCGGACCGGTTCCTGGTCGATGTGACACAGACCGCATCCGAAGATCGCCGCCTCAAACGAGGCATTCGCGGTGATGACCTCCTGCACCGTGGCCGTCTCAGCCTTAACCCGGATCTTCCTCTCCCGGATCACGTCCAGGAGCATCTGCTTTCCGGCATCGCCGTCGATGATCACTCCGGCGCAGTTCGGATTCTGCAAATACGGCAGGATCCACTCGACGCCTCCCCGGATCGGCCGGCAGTCGATCGCCTCGACAAAGACCGCAGAGTCATCCGCTGTCCTGGATGCGACGCTGAGCACCGCGTTGGCTGCGTCCTTCCCGAACTTGACAGCAAAAAACCTGTCTTTCGACAGGCTAGGTGCTTTCGGAACTTCGCTTTGACGCCACTCGGCCTCGGAGATCGCGGACTTGAGGCTATACTGATACCAGTACCCGAGCCGCTGAATGATGAAGTCCAGCTGGTTCTGCGGATTGTACTCAGCCCGGATCTTGCGCTCGTTTAAGTGATACCCCATTGACGGAGATGTCTCATACCAGAGCGCCGGATCCAGGAGATCGTCCGGCTTTTCCTCAACCGACCACTCTGCCCAGCCTTCATCGAATCCGATCCGGTCGAGCAGGACCCGCCTCCGCATTTCCGGGAACACCGTTCCGATGCTCTCGGTGGTCGGTGGCGTCCCGCAGAGGATCGTCTGAGGGTTTGCCGAGTCTGAGACCGTGTAGATCAGCGCAGCCTGTTGCGTGGCTGTGTATTCCTGAGCCTCGTCGATTACTAATAAATCGAATCCTTCGCCCAGGCCTCCGGAGGTCGTCCGGGTCCGGAAGAACGCCTTGCCGCCGTCAGTCAGCTCGATCGCCTCGAGGCCGAATGCCTTGTTTGATCGATAAGACTTTTTCGGAGGCAGGATCCCCTTCTTCGCACGGCCGAGCTCGTCATATCCGGCGTTGTCGTAGATCTTCCTGAGCCGCTCCCACGCTGCCCTGGAAGTCGTCGATCGGTGCGCCGTGTGACAGATGCTCTCGTTCTGGTCGAGCCCCCACATTTCACGCATCACAAGGATCTCGTTTTTGCCGTTTCGGCGCGGGACGGAATACCCGAACTTCTGATGCGTCCACAGGCCATCTTGGTTGACCGCCATGATGTCCTTTAAGAGGCTCTGCTGCCACTTGATCGCAGATCTTCCGCTCTCCTCATAGAGTGCGATCGCTTCCTTGGATCTGCTCTTCTTGTAAGGCAAAATAAAACTTTGGGTTGGAGTCTGGCGCCCAATTTTGCCAGACATCTGCACCCCTCCTTAATTCACCGGCGCTCTAATCATAACGACCACCTCATACCCACTGGTTTGTTTCCCAGTTTGCCTGTCTTCTGGTTGTTCTTCCTGCCGTATAGTAAAGAGTGCAGCCACAGCCGGTGTGCCTTTCGAACATACCTTTGGAGATGGCTTCACGATACGGAACATCGACTCCACACCGATCCAGACACCACTGACACGCCTCTTTTCTATGATTAACTCCGACGTGATCGTAATATCTGCTTACCTTCACATCGAAGCCGGCATTCCCCATGAAGCGGACGTTTTCTTTCATAGAATCGTCCACGGTTGACATGGATATGTTTTCGACTTGTCTCGGCAACTCGCCGGAGACTGCGTGGATCCCGCGCTTATCGATTTCCTTCGCCAGGCCATTAACGCGCTCAGCTGGATACTTGGAAACCAACGGATTCAAGTCAACATTAAGCGCTCGGTTAATCGCCATCTGGGCCTGTTTGATCACCGGAGTGATGAGATTGTAATTAGCCAGGATGCCTTTATTAAGAAAATCCGTGAGCATCTTAATATCAAGGCTCCCGAGACTCCACTCTCCACCAGCGTCCACAAGAACGTCAGCGATCATATTGCCCAGCTTTTTGCCGGTTATCGATGCGAGGCGCTGAGCATCCTTATAGCTGAAGTTTCTGGCGTTGGCTTTTCCAAGAAGAGCATTAACGCTCCTGTCATCTCTGGCCCATGCTTTAAAATCCTCAAGGAAGTATTCCGCAGTATCCATATTAGATTCCTGTCAGATCTCTGACTCTCTCCTCCGTGAAATAATCCGGGAACGCTTGCTGGATCTTGTTGATCGCATCGCCCAGCACGCCAATCTGGCTGACGTCAGGCTCGAAGATCGGATACCACTTGACCTTGGTCTCATAGATCTCCTGTCTGGAATAAGACATCTTGTCCCGGACACAGGCGCCCAGATAGCCGGCGTTGATGAACCCAGTCCCAAACGAACGCTGCGCAGCTCTAACCGTTAGCCTCAGCCTTTCGTGCGATGCCTTGATGGCATCCGATGACGACGGGTTCTGCTGCGGGATCCCGAGGTCGTCCAGGGTCAGCCCAGTGTCACCAGCGAACTGCGATGCTATCGACTTGAGCTGCTCCGTGAACGGAGACATCGTCGACTGTTGGAACTGACCCATAACCGGATGATCGCCGTCCTCGTCCTTGTCCACTCTCAGGAACATGGACATCGTGGCCGCCCAGGCGTCGAAGCCGTTGTCATCCGCATCAGGCGCCGTCCCGACCATGTACCGCTGCGGATACGAATAAAATTCTGCCGCGATCTCTGACCGCATCATAGTCCGCATGGCAGCCTGAGTCAGATCCATGCACGAGCGAGTGATCCGGCTGTGGCCGAACGCCCTGGTCGCGTCCGGACGATAGATCACCGGCACCAAAAGCGGATACGGTGCAGCAGTCCTGATCGAGTATGCTTCTCCGTTGACCGGATAATACTGCGTTTCTCCCGGCAGGAAATACGCTTCCAGAGTCGGGATCCCGTTCTGGTCGCGCTCCAGGACCGCATAGCCTTCCTTGAGCATATACGTCACCGGATCGACCACGCCTGTCGCATCTGCGGCATCCAGCACCCGCATCCTTGGGAATCCGTCAGCATCCGGCGCGATATAGATAAACGAGCACGCTCCGATGAGCGCGGCCTTGATGGCAGCCGACGGCAGGATGTCCACGTTGTTCTGCCGAAAGACCAGGTTCATGTTAAACGCGTCATCGCCGAACTCTCTGAACACGGTCCGATCGGCCACCGAGTCCACCGCTGTCGCGCACCATCCCAGAACGGACGCGAGCTGCGCCAGGTGAGTCGGCAGCTGCGGACGGTAATACTCCATAGCCATCTTGGCATCATAATAACGATACCTAAGGATGACCCGCAGTGATTTTGTGGCGAGCTTGTTCCGAAGCCCGTCGATTCCCAGATATGCCATAGCGTTTCCCACTTTTCCCTAAAAATAATTCCCA